GTCTCAATATCTTGCTTCTAAACGACTTTCTCCCTTTTGTCTTTATACTAACCTTAATAGCATAAATGGTGTCAATAACCATTGTTAAAAATATAATAACAAATACCCATTGAATCGGTGCAACAAAGGTCAATATACTACCAATCATCATTACGAGTTTTGATTTCAATAATGCTAAAAACTTCATCTTAAAGTCCCTCCTTTCACATAACTAACTCCTTTATTTACTAAGAACTTATGTACTGCAGCCCCAACAGAAGGTGATTTCCCTTCATACCAAGAACCCCATTTTGATTTTCCAGAAGTTAAACAAACAGCATTACCACCTGATATATCTAAAAATGTTTGAAAATCAACATTAAAATAAGTATAAATCTCATTATGTCTCCAGAACTGTATAACTAAATCTTTTGATTCGTCATTATACATAATCTTTTTAACATTTGAAGATACAGGGGTGTTTCTCCACTTCTTAAACTCTAATAATCTTTCTATATCCATCACAATCTATTTATTTTTGGTTATTTGGTCCATAATAATAACGATTTCTCTTAATCATATCATAGTCATCAATATAAATATCACTATCAAATCCAGTATTTGTTGGATAAGGATTTTGTTTTGTTGATCCGTTATTACCTGCGTTCCATAATGGAAAGTCTCCAGAATAATCACATAAGAACTGAGAAGCTCTTTCAGTAAAGTATTCTGCTCTATTCTTTAACTCATGACGAAGATACTTCATTTCATCAATAGATGCTGGTTGAGCGAACTCATCATTAAGTTTAACAACTCCTTTATTTCTTATCTTTATACCCAAGAAAGGTATAGCAATCTCTGCTGCTCTATAAGCAAGCATTTGTTTCACCAAATCAACTAACTCTGTCTCGATAGACGAAAGTGTTGATCCGTTTATTTTAGTCGTTAAATCGTCGTATAATAACTTACCAAGCAACTCTCTTACGTAGATAAGTTCAGCAGATTCGATATGATTTGCCACCTCTGTTATATCAACATTTTGATTGATTGGTGTAAATGTTTTTAAGTATGTTTGGTTTATCCACATATTTTTATTTTATTTTTTAGAACTCAAAGTCTTTTATCTTAAACTGAACATCATATCCGTTTATTGAAAGTATTTTATTTATAGCATCTTCAAACACTTTTTGATCCGGGTTGATAACAAATCTTGAAAAGGCTTTAAGTTTAGCCTCAAAATCACCAGTCCCAAGTTGTCCTGGAACAGCTATACCGAATAGTTCAGGTGTCGTTGCTCTTTCACCAGTAAGTATTTTTGTTGTTATTTGATCTGATATAACAGTAAACTGCTTATCTACGTTAGCAACAGCGATTGGTTCAACATCAGGTGCTAACTCTTTACCATCACTAAATAATATCATAACAGATCCTGCCTTTTTAACACCACCATAAGTACCTTTTAATCCTCTTACAATGTCATTTCTTTCTTCATTATTTGCTGGTCTCTTGTAATATTTTACAACCATAGAAGGATTAAACCCATTTTGTATCAAAGAGTTATAATAAACACCAACTTGTGATTCTAAAGTAATCCAATCCATTGCTGGAAGATAAGAAGGCTCACCATAATATTCATTTGATACCATTGTAGCAGGTACATAAAGTATTTGTCTATGATTCTCTCTATTACCTAAATCAAGTGCTTTAATCTCTGTAACTTCTTCTCTTCTATCAGACCAGTTTCTTTTATAGTAATACTCACATATTTTACCATCTTCAAACTTACCACTTCTTATTTTAGAAACATCAAGTCTATTTACTCCTACTATTTTAGAAAAATCTAAACTCCATATAATCTCAAAAGCCATAGCACCTTGAAGTTGAAAATCTAAAGAATAAGAATAAGCTTCTCTTTTTATACCATTTACAATCTTTAAGACTTCAATCTTTTCTTTCTCATTTAGATACTCATCATTGAAAGTCCATTCTTCTCCAACAACCATTTGTGCCTTCGTCTTTACAATAGCAGCGTGTGTAGGTGAAGAGTTAAACATATCTTTTAAGTACTCTGGGTAAAGGTTATCATCACCATATTTAACCCATTCTTGAGTTCTATCTTCTTTGATTTTTGGTAAGTCCGTAACGGCAGTCAAAGACATAGATTCATAACCACCAAACTCTTTTGGTTCTGTCTTAGTTTCTTTTTTATTAAAATCGTATCCTAAAATCTTCATATATTTATTTTTATTTTATTAGTGCTCTACCACTTTCACATAGTATTGCGAATGATCCAATAGTTATTGGAGTTGATGCGGTTGGTGCAATACCATATTCAGAATATATCTCATATACCCATTGTCCTTCTTCTAGATTATTGATATACCCATTCGTAGGGTCATCTATTAGACCTGTATCAATATTCTCTCTACCAAGACTAAAATCGAATATATTATATCTTTCAGGCCAAGATCCATAAGGTAAAAGACCCTGTGGTATAAAAAGAACTTCATTATTAGTAAGTTTATCAGTAAGTTTAAATACATAGTATGTTGGAGTCCCAGTCACCTTTTCTTGTGTTGTAACCTCAATACTATTATCTCTACTATTTCTAAGTATAATCATCAAGCCTTATTTTTATTAAAATATATCTAAACATATTTTCGTTTATTTATATTTTAATAAAAAAGTATATTATGATAAAAGTAAAAGAAAAATATATTGGAGGATTTAAACATAAAGGAGTTCAATATAATCTTGATGGATATAGTCAAGAAAAGTTAGAAAGTATTTATAAAGGAGAGTTAAGTCAGTTCTTAGAAAAAGAAGAGAAACCAGTAAAAGTAAAAGAACTTTGCGAAAAGTGTGAAGAAGGTGAGTGTATTTGTTATGAAGATAAACTCATTAAACCAAAGAAAAATAAATAAAAAAAACCCACCAGATTTGGTGGGTTTTTTATTTAATATAAAGATTATATTATAGTAATCCAGCTACGATTGTTGGATCAACTTGGTAAGCTTGGTCAGCTTCCATTGCAGTTAGAGTTATCGTATATCCATTTGCATCTGATTTCCCTGTCCCAGAACCGCCACTTATTGCTGTCACATAAGCACCCTCTACTTGACCGAAGTACCAGTAGTTTCCGTTTGAATCAAGAACGATTAAACATAGTTGTTTTTGTCCAGCAGTCAACTTCTCGATGAAGTCTCTTTTAGTAGTTTCTCTTCTTGATAAAATGATATTTACAACTTGATTGAAGAAAGTTGTACCATTTGTCATATCGATTGCTGCGTCTTCTGTGAAGTTACAAACATTTTTATTTGTCTTGATTTCATAGAATACTGCAGAAGCAGCCATAGTGATTGTGCTAATCCAATCTCCGATTAAAGGAGATGTAGCAGCACCAGTTGTGAAAGAAGCAACGTTCTCAAAATCAGTAATATAGATTTTGTTTACACCACCAGCATTATTAGAACAAGACTTATCCAATCCATTTATTAAAGCGTTACATATTGCCATAGTTATTTAGTTTTTTATTTTATATAAAGGGTGGCCTCAACCACCCATTATTATTTTTTTATTCTTATGCGTAAAGAACGATTTCTTTTCCATATACATAATCAACACCGAACTTGAAGTCAGCAACAAATCTTACTACTGGAGATCCAGTTACATTTCTTTGTGGTAAGATTAAAGCTTCATTGAAGTCAGACATTAAGTCAGTCAATAATAAGAAGTTGTTTCTTTGACCAGCAACTGCAGTATTCGCAGATAAACCTGGTGCTACAATGATTTTAACATCTAAGTAAGATAACTCAGTATGATTTTGCATGTAGTAAGTCTCAGCAGATGCAGAAGCTAATGCTTGTCTGTAGAAAGAAGCAGCAGCTGTTCCGATATAGATAACTAAATCTTCTGTTCCTCTGATTTCAGCTGGGATAGCATTATATACTTTTCCTAACTCAGCAACAATGTTTGAAGCAGATAAAGTTGTTCCAGTTACATCAATAACATCACTATCAGCAGAAAGTTTAGAGATTAAACCAGCCTCTTGTGTGAATAATGGAGAAGAAGCAGTACCAGTCCATACAACTTTTTCTAACTCAGCAGCAACTTGTAAAGAGATTTGGTTCATTAAGAACTCCTCAACAGTAGCAGGCATAAGTTCATTTGTGTTAGATCCTGGTCTTAATAACTCAGAAAGATAGTTTCTTTCCCATGTTCTTAAACAGTATTCTAAGTTGATTTTAGCATCGAATGCTTCAACAGATTTTTGTGATAATGTACCTTCACCTGATCCAGAGAAAGAACAATCAGCGTCTTGTAGGATAGATCCTAAGTTAAGTTTAGCGATTTTCGCTTTTGATTTGATATCTGGAATCAATCTGAATGATTCTTTAGACACACCTTTTAAAAGGGCTTCTGCGTAGAAACCTGTTAAATCTTTACCAGCATATGTAGTATTGTCAGTGAAAGATAACTTAAAGTTTGAAAAGTTTTCCATATTTATTTTTACTTTGTTTTTATATAAATATATTACTATATTTATTCGTTCATTTTTATACGACAAGTCGTTATTTACGACCTTTCGTTATTTACGATTTCTTAAATCGTTGATTTTAGATAAGATTAAATCTTCTCTTTTAACTTTGATTGAATCATCTTTTTTAGTGATAGATTCACCACCAGCCATTTTAGATAAAGTCTCTACTTTTTCATTAAGGTCAGCGATAACTTTTGAGAACTCTTCTGTTGAAGTTGATTCTTCTTTTGTAGTTTCAACATTTTCTAATGCGTCTATTCTTGAAGATAAATCAGCAATGATTGTTCTAAACTCCTCAAATAAAGGTTTGATTGCCTCAATAATAGCAGTGTTGTCTTGTGTTGGTTCAGTGATAGGTTCTTCTGCCATATCTCCACCTTCTTCTTCGATTTCTGGTGTCTCAGTTGCAATAGATAATATAGCACCATTTTCATCAAGTGTTACTACTTTACCATCTTCAAGCATGTGAGCTCCTGCAGGTGCTAACTCAGTCTTTTCTTCATTGATATAAAGAATAGTACCTTCACCAATCTCACCATCATAGAATAACGAAACTCCTTCGTTTGTTTTTATTTCCATAAAGTTTATTTTATTTTTGTCCTCATCCGAGGTAGGTTTACTCATTTCAATAAGTTCAACTCCTGCTTTAATCTCAACAGAGAATCCCTTAACTTTTTCAGTCTTTACTTCACTCATCCAGAAGTCTTCATCAGCAACTTTAACCGCACCGAACCAAGTCCCATCTGGTAAATCAAATCCATACTTAGTAGACTTGTCTGGATTTTCAATCAACCAGTTTTCTTTTAAATAAGCACTTACTTGTTTATCAGAGTGTTGAAAGTTAAATATATCACCAAGTTTATTCTTGTTAAACTTATCAGCAATCATATCAATAGTATCTTTATCGAACATAATATTATATTCATATCCAGTCTCATCTCTTCTATAAATAAGTTTATCTGGGATTAAAAGTGGTCCATAAAGAAGTTGTTTATCTTTATTGGCAGAGAACTCAATCTCAACTATTTTAGATAACTTTATCCAATCAACTTCAATGGCAGGTTCGTCAACAAGACTAACTGCATAAACACCAGTCTCATCTTCTGGGTTTATCTTTACTCTATAAAGTGGTAGTTTATTTTCCATATATATTTAGATTATATTTTATATGAACATCGTTCATTTTTAGAAACTTGTTCTATTTTTTAACTTTTTTGCTCTTAGTTGTGCAGTTGATACTGCCTTTTCAGTTATGAAAGTTTCAACTGGTCTATCATTCGCACTTAATATAGCTTCTTCTAATCTTGTAAAGTCATAAGTATCCATTTTCTCAACAGACTGAATCTTTGGTTTATTAGAATAGGGTATAGCAACACCACCACCTGCTTGATTGATTGCGTCTAATATAGGTGCGAAAGCCTTGGCAGATTTAGCATTGATTACAACTTCACCATTTGATAACTTAGCATCTATACTATCACTTGTACCAGTCCCAGGTCCTTGTACTAAACCACCCTTAGCATATGCTGGTATATATTTTTGTGCCGCAATAGACCCTGCTTGAACTGCACCACTTGCAATAACTGCTGCGATTAAAGCCGCACCTGGAGGTGTTATAGCACCAACACCACCAAGTTCTGCGATAGTCTTACTAACACCAATAGCAGTATTTATAGTAACGGTTGCTAAGTCATTTGCCTTTTGAGCGTTAAACCTTTTCTTATTTAACTTATCTTCTTCAAGTTGTCTTTTTCTCTCAGCATTTGCTCTCTTATTATCAAAGGCAAGTTGGGCATCATACTTTGCTTGTTCTAAAGCAGTTCTATTTACAAACTGTTCGTTATAAGCAGCTTCTTCTGCGTCAATCTTATCAATAGTATCTTGGTAAAGTCTATCATTTGCCTTTAACTTTTGATCTATCATATTATTATATACTGCAAGTGTTGCGTCTTGAAGTTCACGTTCTAATGTTAAAAGTTGTTCGTTAAGTTTCTGTTTAATATCCGCTTCTTTTTGAGCTTCTTCTTCAATCTTAGCATTCTTTTTCTTAAAGTAATCAACAAGTTGTTCTTGACTGACTTTACCATATGCCAAGTCTATAATAATCATTTTATCATTATGACTTTCTTGTAGGTCCTCAGTATCTTTAATATACTCTTCTCTTATGGTTGCCTTTTCTTTTTCTGTTAAATCAGATTGTTCTATATCTTGTTTATATTGTGTATATCTCTTATATAAAGAATCTTCATATATTTTATTTTGCTCCTTTGATAAACTATCATACTCTTTATTTAGACTATCTCCTAATCCCTTTAATAAATCTTCACTTACTTTAACAAGTTCTTCTAAACCTATTTGACCTTCTTTCGGTTCAACAGAGAACTCTATTTTAGTAACATCATCAGGTAGATTAAACATCTTCTTAAACTTTTCAACCTATTCTTGACTTAACTCTAATAGCTTTTTATTTATATCTTCGATTCCTCTTAATA